GGCGTCGGCACGGTGGGGACTGACATCTTCAAGGGCATCATGCCGGACACGCCCGACGTGGCTGTCGCTCTGCTCGAGACCGGGGGCGACCGGCCGACGCGGATGCTGAGCCCAACTGACACAGCACTAGAGAACCCGCGCATAGCCATCTGGGCGCGTGGTGCACCAGACGATTACACGGGCCCGAGGACGAAGGCCCAGAGCGCATTCGAGGCGCTCGACAACGTCAGAAACGATCCCGTCGGCGGTACACGCTACCTCGACGCGGCACCACTTCAACAGCCCTTCCTCGTCAGTCGCGACGAGAATTCCAGGGTCATTATCGGATTCAACGTGGCGGTGACGAAGGTCCCGTCTTAGGGGGGAGACACGCATGGCAGAGACAGCCGCAACGATTGACACATTGGTCGGGAGCTACACCGTCGCAGGGAAGCCGCTCACATGGAGAACCTTTGACTCGACAAACGGCATGACGTTCGTTCCCACAGGGCGCGAGACAGTGCTATTCCAGAATCTGAACGCATCCGTCCGCACCGTCGTCGTGGTGAGTGTCGCCGACCCATTCCTGCGCACCGGGAACCTCACAGACACGCTTTCACAGAACCAAATTACCGCCTTCGGGCCGATCCAAAAGACGGGCTTTCTCGACACCGGCGACGGCAAGGTGTCTCTCACTTCGACCGGCGTAGACACGAAGTACCTGATTCTCCAGACGCCATAGCGGCGCCATCTCTGGCGTCGCACTGACGCCCCAGCTCTCGGCACCTCCTCGGTGCCACCGCCTTATCTGACGCGCATTCGCGTCGCTTGTACGGGCGCGCACTGCGCTCTCTCAACTCAACCACAACGCATAGCGGGGTGACATCATGGCAGTGACAACTGCAATAGCTGCGATCGGAACAGTTCTAAAATTGGGCGACGGCGTTCTCTCGACCGTACCCGCATTTACCACCATCGCCGAGGTGCTCAGCATCAACGGCCCGACGCTGAGCCGCGATCAGATCGACGTGACGCATCAGGCCACGACGGGCGGCTTCCGCGAGTTCATCGGCGGGCTCGGGGATGCTGGCGAGGTGACCTTCGATATCTCGTATGTCCCCTCGAACACGACGCACGACGTCACTGCGGGTCTGCTCAAGTGGCTCGACTCTGGGCTCAAGACCGGGTTCAGGGTTGAGTGGTCAGACAGTCCTTCGACGAACTGGGAGTTCGACGCCCAGGTCAACGGCTTCGAGGTGACGGCTGCCGTCGACGAGCAGCTCAAGGCAAGCGTGACGCTGCGACTCTCTGGAAAGCCTAACTTCGACGCCACCTAATAAGGAGGCCAAGTGCCAAAAGCAAACGGGGGCTATCTCGGACGAGAAGCCATTCTCAAGTGTGTCGATCTCAAGTATGAGGACGTTGACTGTCCCGAATGGGAAGGGCGTCTCAGGGTGCGCGAGCTCACAGCGCTCGAGCGCAACGAGATGGGTGCGGAGTTTCAGGGTGGCGCCAGCGTGCCTAAGGACTTCTACCCCGCGATGGCTGCCAAGGTCATCGTCGACGCCAACGGCCATCGGGTGTTCACCGATAAGGACATCGAGGCGCTCGGGGGCAAGAGCTTCGAGCCCATCCAGCGTGTCGTGGACGTGTGCATCAAGCTGTCCGGCATGGCCGAGGATGAGGCCGAAGAGGTGGGAAAAGCGTCCGAGACAACGGAGAGCGCCGCTTCGCCTTCAGGCTAGCGGCACTCCTCGGAATGCCGGTCGGGGCGATGCTCTCGAGCATGTCCTCGTCGGAGTTTGCCGAGTGGGTTGCGTACTACCAAATAGAGCCGTGGGGTGAGACCCGGGCCGACCTGCGCTCTGGAATCGTTGCGTCCACGATCGCGAACGTATGGCGTGGCAAGGGCAAGAAGGCGTACTCGGCCGACGAGTTCATCCCCGACTTCGAGAAGGCCAGGAGGGCAACAGGGAAGCAGTCCATGCAGGAACAGATTGCCAAGGCCCGGATGATAACAGCGATGATGTCAGACGAGGCCGATGTCTGACGTAGCTGTAGGCCGGCTGGTTGCGCTCCTCGGCGTCAACACTGCCGGGTTCAGTGCGGGGCTGGCGCGTGCTGAGAACCTCATGGGCAGGACAAGTGCCCGCCTTTCCAAGATCGGGAAGACCCTCTCGAGGAACATCACCCTCCCGCTAGCCATTGCGGCTGGTGCAGCCACAAAGTTCGCCGTCGACTTCGAGGCCGAGATGGTCAAGATCGAGACCCTCGTCGGTGTGCAGCCCGGTCTGGTCAAGGAGTGGAACAAGGCCCTGCTCGAGATGTCCCCGGCTGTCGGTCGTGGCCCCGTCGAGCTCGCCCGAGCGCTGTTCGTTATCACTAGCGCAGGTCAGCGTGGGGCTGAGTCCCTCGAGATTCTCGAGAGCGCAGCGAAGGCTTCGGTCGTCGGCCTCGGGGATACCGCGACGGTGGCGCGGGCTGTCACCTCGGCGATGCAAGCCTACTCGCGCACGAACCTCTCGGCGGCTCGCGCCACTGAGGTTCTCATCTCCACCGTCCGCGAAGGAAACCTTGAGGCCACCGGACTGGCAGCCTCACTAGGCCGCGTGCTCGGGGTCGCCTCCCAGATGGGGGTCACCTTCGAGCAGGTCGGCGCCTTCATTGCGACCTTCACCCGCGTCGGAGTGTCCGCACAAGAGGCAGTTACGTCGCTGCGATCGACTCTATTGTCCCTGCTCAAGCCGGTCGGCTCTGCCAAGGACGCACTCGCCGAGCTGGACGAGACCACCGCAACCCTGCGCGAGTCGATTCGCGAGAGGGGGCTAGCGGTCACTCTCGTCGATCTGATCGACAGGCTATCGGACCTCGGCGAAGAGGCCGTCACCCAGGTGATCCCAAACCTGCGCGCATTGGCCGGCGTGCTCGCCGTTGCATCTGCGCAGGGCGGCGTGTTCGTGAAGATCGCCAAGAACATCGCCGACTCCACGGGCATCATGACCGAGACGTTCGGGCGAGCTCGGCAGACTACACGCTTCCAATTCGACGCACTGAAATCTCAACTCAGCGTTGTCGCCATCACCATCGGAACCGTCCTCCTTCCCTCCGTCAATTCCCTTCTATCCGTATTCTCCCGCCTTGCAAAATCCATGAATGAAGCCAGCGACGCCACCAAGAAGCTCGTCGGTAACCTCACCCTTCTCGCCGCCACAGTTGGGCCTCTCGTCTTGCTCAGCGGTGGATTTGCGAAACTCGGCCAGAGCATCGCGTCCGTCGGCAAGTTTCTCGTCCGGGCCGGTGCTGCGGTGGCTGCGTTCTTCGCACTCTCTAATAAGGGATTTCTCATCGCGTCAGAGCTCTACAATGCACTGGCGACGGCGGTCAAATTCATTGGGCGTGCATTCCTCGGACTGGGCAGGTTCGTCCTGATTGCCACTGCCGTTGTTTTGAAGTTCGCGTTTAGCATCGCTGGGGCTCTTGCCATTGCTGCGACAGCCGTCGCTGGCCTCATTCTGACGTTCACAGGGCTCGGGTCAGGGATTCGAGATTCCATCGCCGGCCTGCCGCTGATCGGCAACGCGATCGACAAGCTTGTAAGTAAGGCGAAGCTGTCTTTCCTCGGTCTCGTGCGCGTCATCGTCGGGGCGTTCGGGACCATCGCGGACGCCTTCTCTAATATCGCGGACAAGACTCCGGACATATTTGGCTCGATCAAGACGAACATCGTTCTCTCCGCCGAGAAAACTCAGCAGAAGGTAAACAGCGCACTTGAGAAGATTGACCTACTGCGCACGAAGGAAGTCCAGCGCAGGCTACTAATCGACCTAGAGGTGACGCTCGCGAACCAGGACGACGCGAGCAGCCAGATCGACCGAATCCTCGAAGGCAACATCAAGATCCAGAAGAGCCGCCTACAGGAAATCTTCAAGGTCAACATCCTCCAGGGCAGGTCGACGAATGACCTCGACGCCTTCTTTAAGGAAACGGTTCGCATAGCTGAGGAGATCAAGCGCAACATCGTTCCCGCGCTACAACTCAGCAAGGAGGAGGCCGACGCGCTCGTCGAGTCCTTCTTCGCGATACGTGAGGCGCTCCCGCGTATCGAGGCCCCGCAGGGTTTCACTCAAGACCAGAAAGAGGCCGGCGAGGAGATGGCCGACATCGTGCGCGGCCTCCAGGGCGAGATCAGTAAGCTCGACCTGACCGACTTCGATGCGCAGATGTTCGACGTCCGGGTCAAGGCCGAGGAGCTGGCAAAGGTCCGCTTCGGCGATAAGGGCAAGAAGGAGATCGACAAGTTCCTCTCTGGCCTCGACGACCTGAGCGACAAGCTCAAGGTCGGGACTGGCGTCAAGGAAATCGAGGCCGAGATCAAGCGGCTCGAGGACACCGCGCGGACGGCGAACCTCAAGCCCTTTGAGGCGCAGACCGTTCTTGTGCGCGAGTCCCTGATCCAGCTCGGCAAGGACTTCGACGTCCCAATCGACCAGATGGACGAGTTCCTCGCTCGCTTCGATGCAGCCAGGGCCCGCATGAAGTCGATTGCAGAGTCCATCCGCATCGACGTCGGCGCCAAGATGTCAAGCGCCTTTTCGGAGATGTTCAAGGGCATCCTGCGCGGCACGCGCGACAGCATCGACGCGGGGGAGCTCTTCGCGACGCTCTGGCTCCAGATCATCGAGGATATGTTCGCGCAGACCTTGAAGGCAAAGATCAAGTTCGAGCTGGCCTTTGAGGGGAACATCCTCAGCTTCGGCAAGAAGATTGCGAAAGAGATCGGTCAGATTCTCGGGCTGATCCCGAAGGATCCGGCTGCATCGGCGACTCCAGGTGCGGCGCCCAACACAGCAGCGGATCGCTTGCCCGAGCAGGTTGCGAAGGCGGGCGAGCTGCCCCCGCTTCCTCCGGTGTTTGCCGATCCTGGGTCAGCCGTACCAAGTCCACAGCAACTTCCGGGCGAAGGACTGCCGCCCCTACCTCCAATATTCGCCACGCCATCCACGGTGCCCACGCCCACCCCGGGAGTCGAGGGGATCGTCGAGCGCCTGGGGAAGGCGGGTGCTTCGCCTGAGCAGCTCGAGAAGATTCGCAAGGCAGCGGCAGCGACCGCTACATCGCCCGGGCTGCCCACGTCAACCGGCCCGGCTGTCCCTACCGTCGGCGCAGCGGGCGGAGGCATCGACCTATCCGCAGTCACCGCACAGATTCAAGACTCACTTCAGCCTTTCATCGAGCGAATGCGCGAGCTCCTCAGTGAGATCAGCGAGGAGTTTGTCAAGTTAAAGGATCTACTCGTCGAGGGCGCGGAGTCTATCGCCGAGGGAATCGACAAGCTGGTCGAGGCGCTCAGCAAGAGCGAAGCCGTGGATCAGGCCACGGAAGATCTTCTCGTGGCGATCCGCAAGGTGCCGGGCGTATTCGACGAGGGCGCGCAATCTCTCAGGGGCGGCTTTGCTCAGATCGTCGAAACCCTAAAGAGAATCAACGAGGACCTGGAGGAACAGCGGAACTCGGGCGGCGGTGGCGGCGGCGGCGGAATCCCATTCTTCGGCGAAGGTGGCTTCGTCACGAAGCCCACGCTCGCCGTGATCGGCGAGAAGGGCCCCGAGCTTGTGATCCCGCAAAAGAAGCTGCCCGACTTCGGGATCGGGAAGGGGGTCAGCGATGAAGCTCTTTCTAGTCTACCTCTCCCTGTGGCTCGTGACGGCGGGGATCGGCCTGGTGATCGACCCGGCGCTCGTGGGTCGGTTCGGAGTGTCGGAGCGGGCAGTGCACCGCGTCGCCCTAGTGCTGGCGTTCTTGGGAGTCCTGAGCGGACTGTGGGCGATGGCCCTCCCGCTTTAGAGTTCCTTGCCAGCGCAGCCGAGAGTATCAATCTCGACATCGCAGCCGCTACTGCGGGCGGCGCTTCAGGAAGCAAGGTCGCACAAGCCGCGCTCTCGGTGCTCTCCGAGGAGATCGACATCCCCGCGCTTGGGAAGGGCGGTATCGCAACGTCGCCGCTGCTCGCCATCGTGGGCGACAAGCAGCCCGAGGCGATCGTCCCGCTGCCCAAGCTCGAGGAGCTGGGCGGTGGCGGTGAAACCATCATACAAATCTTCTCCCCCGACGAGCCGGTCAAGGCCGTCGAGTCACGCGGCCCAGACGGGCGGCGGCAGATCCGCTTACTGGTCGGGCGGGCCATCGAGGAGGATCTGGCAACCGGTGGGCGTGCGGCCCGAACGATTCAATCCACCTTCGGAACGAATCGCAGGACGTTGAGGCGCTAATGCCGACCTGGCCGGGCACCCTGCCTCAGACGTTCCCGATCGGAACCACAGAGGCAGTACAGGACGGGCGCGTGCGCTCAGAGATGGACGCCGGGCCTG